TTCAGGGGAGGAAATAACGATGCAGCTAAAGATTTACTGCCATCAACACAAATCGGACGACCTGCAACTGTTATCAGTCGAATAAACTTTGAAAATTACGCAGCATCAGCAGGATGGGAGACTGGAAATATTGCCGACCGAACAATGTGGCACGAATTAACCGCTTTGTACTATGCAAACACCAATATACAGCTTGCTTACACAACTACCCTAACAGCCGAAGGATACCCACAGGGCGGATTAGGTTCAGGCGTATCAAACTGGAACTCGTCACGATGGACTATGAGAAATGGATATTACCCTATTCACAAAGTTGGCGAAGGTTTTATGACAATAGGCTGCAACACTGGAGTTAAGGCAATGACGGACGAAAAATACTACGTTGGAGCGATAACCGCTGTTAGTGCTGGCAATTTGGTTGCAACAGGTAACTTCTCTACTGGTGCAGGATGGAGCGCAAGTTACATCGGATACACGGTTCAAAACTTGCAAACCTTAGCCGAAGCGACAATCACAGGCAAAACAGACGATAGTACCTTGACTTTATCGGATGATATTTTCACAACAGCTGGACATTGGTACTGGATAAAGGGCGTTACTTACAGCTACGAGATACCCGTTTTCTTTGGACTTGAACATCTTTATGGTGAGATTTGGGATTGGGTGAGCGGTGTTAATATAGATGTTTCTGCAACGGTTGAAAACGGAGGTACAGGCGAAAGCAAAGCTTACGTTTGTACGGACTTCTCCAAACGTGCTGCAACGATAACAGCCGATTACAAGTATGTTGGGTTAACGCCACGAACTGACAACTACATTAAAGAGCTATATCGGGATTTTGCAATAGCTAAAGTAAACACTGGAGCAAGTAGCACAACATTTATGTCGGACTATGGATACTACGCTAATTTGCCAGCATCAGGGAACTCTATCAGAGGCCTGCTGTTCGGTGCTTATGCGCTCATTGGCGTGCATGCGGGGGTGCGGCATTCGTATGCGAATAACGTTCCGACGAGTGCGAGTACGAACGTCGGTGCTCGGCTCCGTGCAAAAATCGAGAAATAACGAAGCGCGGGCGCGGGGCATTTATGCCCTGCCCGCTACTTTGTAAAGGTGGGAGGTTGCCGGCCTGCTGTTCGGTGCTAATGCGAATAATGGCGTGAATGCAGGGGTACGGAATTCGAATGCGAATAACGTTCCGACGAATACGAATACGAACATCAGTGCTCAGCTAAGTGCACAAATTTCTGAGAGCAACCTCAGCCATGCCAACAGGGCAAAAAATAAAACCAGCAGCGCAGCTTTGGTAGTTTAAAAGCGAAAAAGATGCGACAAATGCACGGAAAAGTATGAAGCGAAAAAACGGATTATTTGAACAGATAGTATCGATTGAAAATATCAGATTAGCGGATAAAAGAGCGAGAGCCCACAAGGCGAAAAACTACGGAATCCGTTTGTTTGACGAAAATCACGAAGCGAATATAATCGAGCTCCAGCGGGAGCTTGAATCAGGGGAGTACAAAACAGGTGAATACGAGGTGTTCAAAATCTACAAGCCAAAGGAAAGAAAAATAGCACGGCTTCGATACCGACACAGGGTAGTACATCACGCAATAATGAATATAATGGAGCCGCTATGGGTTGATGCCTTTACAGTAAATTCATACAGCTGTATAAAGGGGCGTGGAATTCATAAATGCTTGCAGGATGTACGAAAAGCGTTGAAGGATGTAGAAGGCACAAAGTATTGCTTAAAAATCGACATTCAGAAGTTTTATCCAAGTATCAACAGGGAGAAACTAATCGAGATTATAGGCAGGAAAATAAAGTGCCAACGGACGATGGATTTACACCGTGAAGCGATACACAGCGCACCCGGTGAAAGTGGAGTTCCGATCGGGAATTACCTTTCACAGTTTTATGCAAATCTGTATTTGACATATTTTGACCACTGGATTAAAGAGGTAAAGCGTATTAAATACTACTTTCGATATTGCGATGACATGGTGATATTTGCATACACGAAAGATGAGCTTCATCAGGTATTGCATGAAATAAGGGAATACCTGTCGAAAGAGCTTTTTATGACAGTGAAAAAGAATTATCAGATATTTCCTGTTGAATCCAGAGGGGTTGATTTTGTCGGATACAAAATGTTTCATACACATACCCTACTCAGAAAGAGCATAAAAAAGGGATTAATAAGAAAAAAGGATAACCCAAAATCAGTAAGCAGTTACGGAGGATGGGCGGTTCATTGCAATAGCGTTAACTTATTTAGAAAAAATTTAAAAATAGAATTACATGACACATTCAAACGAAATTCCCGCAAAATTTGACAGGCTTGGGATCTCTACTTTTGCGTACAATTACGATGTTAAAGAGGTTGATATTGAGAATCAGGAAGGCGATGCCCGAAAGGAATATCAGTATAAAACACTCGTTTTCGACCATATGCCAACCTGTAATGAGGTTATAAATAGGGTTATCAACGAAACATACCCTGATGGTGAGGAATCAGCAATACAACGCAAAGGGATTATCAATAATTCCGACCCTGAATTTATCGCTTATAATGATTTTGTAGAGAGCACAAAAATAGCCGTAAAACAAGATTTTTCAGAGCATGAAACGATTCAGTGATTTAAATATCGAGCTTCCTGATGATAGAAAGATTTTTGAATGTCAGCAAGTTTCAATAACGGAGGTTATTAATTGCGAGATAGAGATAATTGAGTATTTGCCGGAAGTAAAAACGAGACACGGAGATGGAAGATTTTTAGTGCACTTTAAAAGAGATGGCAGGGAATCAAAGTTTTTTACAAATAGCCGAAACATCAAATCAACTCTTGAAGCGGTTGAAAAAACAGATTATCCGTTTTTGACGATAATAAAATGTGTAAAAATTGGAAGTTCAACGATATATAAATTTACATAGTATGCAGAAGATTTGGAATAAACTATCACAAATTAAGCATTTCGATAAAGTGGAGCATTTCGGTGCTTCACTTATCGCTACTGTGCTTTTTGATTGGAAGTTCGCTGCTGGTCTTGGATTAGGTAAAGAGATTGGAGATTATTTTAATCCCAATAGCAAGTTTAGTGGTTGGGATTTGGTTGCTGATGGGATTGGAATTGGTGTTGGGTTAATGGTAAAATGTGTAGCTTATGGATCATGGTAAATTTTCAGTAGCGGAGATGTTTTCAAACTCCTCCAATGGTAAAACAAGTGTGGGGAAAGTGGCAGGCTTTTTTCTTGTAGTAGTGGGTGCTCTGACATTTTCAACATCCTTGATCATAATAAGAGATGCAGCCACTTTAAACGTGGTAAGCATGTGGAGCGGTGGAGCTATCTTTCTTGGATCAGGATTGATACTTGGCAAGCTACTAAAGCCAACGCAAGATCATAAATTGCACGAATAACTTATAAACAATAGATTAAAAAATACATTTGCGTAAAAAATCATGACAAACGAAATTATAATCGCTGTGGTCGGGTTGGCTGGATCAATAGCTACCGGTATAATCACAAAGAAAAGAGTCCAGCGCGAAGCAGGCGCACTTGTGACAGCTAAAGCAGCGGAGGATGTTCAGGCTGTTTATCAAAAAATAATTCATGACCTACAACTTCAAAACGAGAAACTGCTTGAAGACAGGGATTATTATTTGACTGAAAACATTCGGATTACAAAAGAAAACCAGGATCTTAGATCGGAAATACAAAGAATCAGCAATGAAATGCAAAAGCTGATCATAAAAGTAGAGTTATTCCATGATAAATATTGCATAAACGATGATTGCAAAAGAAGAAAGAATGAAAGTTAGTAAAGAAGGTATCGATTTCATAAAGAGGTTCGAAGGTCTTCATGATGGTGACATGTCCAAAATTGGGCTCCAACCTAAGATGTGTCCGGCCGGCATATGGACAGCTGGATATGGACATGCTATGGTAAATAAAAAAACCGGCAAGTTTCTTGTGGGCACTGGTGACTATAAATTAATTGCCGAGCAATACCCGGAACTTGAAACTATGACCGAAGAAGAAGCCGCTAACCTTCTTGATAAAGACCTGGATAAATATGAGTCAATCGTAAACAGGAAGATTAAGGTAAATCTCAAACAAAACGAGTTTGATATGCTTGTGTCTCACACGTTTAATACGGGTGGATCAGAAACACTCTTCACCCTGATCAATAAAAAGAAATCAGCTGGAACGATCCGGGAGTGGTGGACTAAAAAATACATATCCTCTAATGGCGTTACATTGCCTGGGCTAATTAGGCGTAGAAATGAGGAGTTTGAACTATACTCAAAATGAAACAATACATTACGCTTCTTTATGTGGTTGTGATTTTAGTATTGATCGTTTCAGTATCCGTATCAATAAACCAAATTGAATCGCACAAAGAAGAGATTTCAAGGCTAAAATCAAATCTATCAGCATACGGAGATTCAGTCTCCGTACTTAACCTTACCGCTAAAGAATACGCCAGGGAGGTAGAGAAGGGTAACCTGGAAATCAGCCGAATTGACAGCGTATTGAAATCCAGAAATATCAAAATAAAACAACTTGAAAATTACATAGCGACGAATATAAATATAAATATTAACGACACAACATTTCTTGAGGTTGAGAGATCTGTTCCAGTATATCTAACTCCTGGTATCGCTAAATTCAAATCCAATTTCAAAGAAACGAAAGATTGCATATCGATAGCTGGATTTGTGATTTCTTCCGACCCGTCGCCACAGGTCGCCATAACAAACAGGTCCGTCAAAGTAAGGGTTGATGATATTACTGTAAGTAGAAAATGGTGGCAGTTTTGGAAGCCAAAAACACAAAGAACTGTGACGTCAGAATGTGGCGATGTAACAATACAACAAATAAATAAAAAATAAAAATCATGGGAGAAGTATTTAGAGGGCGATTTGGATCGCTAACGTTTCACAAGTGGGTAAGAAGTATAGTAGAATTCCTAATTGAAAAATTCGTGGACATCGATATACCGGAGTACGATAATTCATTCCTGGCATCACAGGGAGGATTGTTTTACAATGGCGTATACAAATCTGATGGAAAGCTAAAGCTTGTTGGGGCCGAGCTTGCTAAAACGATCATATCATTCCCATCTACCGCTGGGATAAGTATATCGGCAGGAGAGCTTATCCTGGTCGACCCGTATGGAAGAAACACCTACTCAAGTTCAGAGCTTATTATTGAGCACACGGGAATTGCCGGGGATGGAATTCTTCTTACGGATCCGGATCATTTTATCGAGATAAATTCAGCTGATATAGTTGGACATTTAAACACATCAACACCGGCAGACATCTTAATAGGTGGGTCGCCATCAATAGTCGGCATATATGCGCCATCATCGTCCGGAATTACAGCTGAATCCTGCGCAAGCCTCGAGTCAGTAGTAGCGCCAAATGCAGTCTCGCTTGATCTGTCCGGTGCAGCGCTTACAGCTCAGAGTATTGAGGACCTTCTCGTGTCTCTTGAGGCTGCAGGGAATGAGGACGGCAGTATAGATATTTCAGGAGGAACAAGCGCTACATGGGAGGATTGGTCGAATATAGCCCAGAGCGCCTTGCAAAATCTCGAAACGGATTTAGGCTGGACAACAAACTATAACGGAAAGATTATAATTTGAACATAGAGAAGATCATAAAGATCAACTCCGAGAGAAACACGAAAAAACCATATAATCCTATAACAGGAGAGGGGTGTGAAGGAGAAAGGGTGCGCCTTGAGATAAAGGATGCACCCTATCCCGTTTTATTTCTCCCTGTTGAGATGATGTCCAGAACCGTATGTAAAGAGCTAAGTAAGTATAAATCAATTGAGAAGCTCTACAATGCAAACGGTGATGAGTATAGCGAGATAGAGAGAGATAAATTTTGGGTTTCGTTTTGCGAGCTAAGATCTAAATACGATTATGAATTTTATGCCGTATCCTACCAGACAATTCTTGACAAAGAGACTTCTCAGGAAATCCCATTTAAACTAAACAGGGCCCAAAGAAGAATACTGGCCAAGTTAGAGCGAATGCGCAAGGCCGGGATGACAATCTCGATTATAATATTAAAAGCACGGCAGATGGGAGGGTCGACTATCATTCAGATGTATATGAACTGGATCCAGATGGTTCACAGGACGCGATGGAATTCAGCCATTGCCGCACATATAAAGGACGCTGCCATAACAGTAAGGTCAATGTATGATCTGTCCATAGGTGGAATGCCGAAGTTTGACGGTAGATACATGTCGATTAAAGATTTTAGCAAGTCAGCGAACATAAAGTACGTACCGCAAAGGGGTTGCCGTATAACCGTCGGTACCGCAGAGGAGCCCGACTCAGTGAGATCTCAGGATTTGAAAATGTTCCATGCTTCCGAGATCGGTTTATACCCCGACACGGAAAAGAAAAGAACAAAGGATTTGATTGCCTCTATAACATCCTCTATCCCAAACGTGCCTTATACGCTTATTGCATATGAATCAACCGCAAAAGGAGTCGGGGATTTTTTTCATACAGAATGGCTTAGAGCAGTGAATAATGAATCGTCGTTTGATCCTATCTTTAACCCGTGGTACGTGCTTGACATATACAGGGTAGAGTTTGATGGTTATTACCATGACCACAAAGGGAAGGATCGCATAAAAGGATCTACGATTGATTTTATAAAATCCATGAACCAGTACGAAGTAAATCTCTTTAATAGCACGGATTGCACATTAGAAGGATTGAACTGGAGAAGAATGAAGCGAAAGGGATACATGAGTGAAGACTCGTTTATGGAGGAGTTCCCATCAACCGCTGACGAAGCATTCCAGACCACAGGAAAACCGGTGTATGATGCGAACCATATTGAAAAGATGCGAGCTAATTGCGAGCCGCCTGTGACGCTTGCAGTCATCAAGTCAGACGCGAGTCCATCTGAGGCCGTAATAATGCCTAAGAAGAGGAAAGATGTAATGCAGGGGCTTGAAATAATTGAACTTGGTCAACTGAATGAGCAGGATCCAAAAACAAAGCAAAAACTCGAGGAAAATAAAATAAAGATATGGGGCTATCCATCCTACGAAAAAATAGCTCATAGATACCTGGTTGTTTACGATCCGTCAAAGGGTAGATCTTCCGGAGCCGATAACGGTGTTATTGCGGTATTTGATAGATACTGGAAGATGTATGGAGGCGTCATGGAGCTTGTTGCCGAGATGGTTGTGAGGGATGATAAAGATATAGCAGCATGGATCTCGGTTCAGATAGCTTCTCTATATAATGATGCGCTTTTGGTTATTGAGTCAAACACCTACGAAACAGCGGATCGGCACGAAGATACTGAGCTTATTTTGGATACTATAGGTTATTATTACAGCAATCTCTACTCAAGAACAGATGCTGACAAAATAAAAGATAACGTCCCATTAATTTACGGGTATCACATGAACAGAAAGACAAAGCCAATGTGCGTAAGTAATTATACAGCATATTTAAGAGAGGAGGCTTATATCGAAAGATGCAGCGAAGCGCTTGATGAGGCAAGGCTTTACGAAAAGAAGCAGGATGGAACTCTTGGAGCTGTAGAAGGACATAAAGACGATCGGCTCATGACCAGGATGATCGGATGCCAGGTAGATAAAGAAATGCCGCTACCATACGAGATCAAGCCGGTTGAAAAGAAAAACATGGCTCATGCAAAAAACGAAAGTTCATTTTAAATAAAGGAAGGCCCTGATTAGGACCTTCTTTTATTCGAATAAGAGCTATACATTTTAAATACCTTCTCTCTGTGTTCCTTGCACCTTTGCCTGTGTTGCTCAGGTGTTTCATCCTTCTTTAGTATTCCATGAAGCGCCATTCCGGTACCATAAAAATTTGATCCCTTTTTCTTCACGAGTATGACGCTAAACCCATTCCACTTAGCGACCACCATTAGAGAGTAATTCAAAAGAGTCAAAAGATGTCGATACAGAAACATCGGAACATGCCGGATCAAAGCTCAAACAAGAAACGAAAAGATCACACTCGATAGGCATTGGATAAGACAATTCGCCAGTATCATAAATTCGACCCTTCTTCACATTAATCGGTGTGTGCAGAAATACTTTTCTCGCGTTACAAAAAAGGGTTTCGACTTCTCGACCGTCATCCACCAGGCTGGCCTTTGTCTTTATCAGGTTCTTACAGCTAAAACAATTCCGAAAATTGTCGGGATTTTTCTTGCACCTGTCTTCATGTTTAACCGCTGCCGGTCTCTTTTCAAACAGCCTGCGGCAATGCTCGCATCTGTATACAGTCATTTTTCTAACTATCATACCAATTCAAATTTAGTTTCAACAATGGAAATGACATTGGAATCATCCGGAATTTGTGAGAACGAGTTTTTAACAACCGAACTTACATCATCAATCACACCAGGACATACCACGAAGAAAGATAATGGCCTGAGTTTTAAATTGCCATTTTCAAGTACATGACGAAAAACCACTCTCACCTTAAACACCTTCACATCTTCATTCTGGTAATCTTTTACAATATCCTTAATACTGGATACTTTTACGGAAATAACATCAGGGTCGAATCCGGATAGCTCGACCAGCATTTTCTGCTCAACATCCATGCATGTCTCACCTTCTGAGAGAAATTTTCTTCTAACCCTTTTTGAAATTCCGTCTTCCGACATTTCTGTTAATTTCACAACTGTTTCAAATAGCATAATTTAAAAATTTAATTTATTTAATTTTATTTCTACCCCTTTTTTTGCTATGGTAGTGGGGATTCCAGTTCTGCCCTCTACCAACATTTTAAATAGATCCTCGTCTGAATTTTGAGTCGATAAATGTATTAAAACTATGTTTTGAACATTTGAAAGATCATTTTCAGTTAGCACCCTCATACAATCCTCTACGCTCATATGAGACCTGATCGTCCTATTGTATCTGAAATGATTCAGCTCCCCGTCGTAAACTCTCTGCAGCATCAATGGTTGAGAGTAATTTGCCTCTATAATAACGTGATTTAAATCCTGGAATTCATAATCAACATATTTAGAGTCTGTAAGGAAAAGCACATTTCCACAGTCTTTATGATGTATATAAAATCCTATTGCTGGAACGTCATGAGCCACATTAAAAGACCCAACAGAGAATCCACCAGCCGACACGACTTCACTCATCGGTATTGGTGTCCTGGAGCTGGTTTTGCTCTTAGCCTCGTAGTGCTCTATAGTCTCATTATTTGTGTACACCTGGGAGTACCTTAGATATTCACCAATATACTTTGAGTGATCCCCGTGGTGATGGGTAACAAAAACACCTTTTATGATTCCAGCTTTAAAATCTATAGCCTTTAAAGCCTCCTGGACGCGTATCCCGCACTCGACAATAATGGCTTCCTCGCCATTAGTGAGAATGTAGCCATTACCTTTCGAGTTGCTTCCGAGTATTATTAATTCCATTAGAATGGAGCTTCATCAGGTTGTCTTAGTGGATCTGGAGTCGCTTGCTTTAGTGCCGGACTTCCAACAACCCCACCGGTCTGAGCGCCTCCCTTAGGTGCGGGCTTTGAGCTTATTTCCTCGTGCGGTGTAATAGCCTCATCACCATCACCAAAATCAGTACCGGTTATGTATTCGTACAACACCTTTTTAGCCCTCCGCTCTGCCTTGCCTTTTATTTGATCCATAAAACTGTATGAATCCTTCTTTACAGTTACAGCGGTTTGCATTGACTTCTTCTCGCCATTGTGCTCATAATTGATCACAACAGGAACCTCCGCGTAATCCTGAGAAACATTTTTATCCACACCAACGTTGATCAGGTATTTTACGTTTTCGCGCTTAAGAAGAGCGGTATAGCCCTCCTTTGTTGGATATGCCCTACCAGATATAATATTCATCTGATTACCGGTAGGAAGGAGCCCCATTCCAATGCCATCAATAAGACAGTCGCGAACCTCACTTACAGAGTATAGAGGCATGACAGTTCCGTTTTTGTTTGGCTTTCCACTCCTGTCCGTGAGAAATCCAATCCTTGTATTCATCAAAGGCATAAACACCTCTTTAATAACCTCGTCAGTGAGTAGATCGCGAAGATTCTTCACAAGAATTACAGCTTCAAACGCAGCTCCAAAATTCGATGCGATCTGGAGTGAAGTAGCGCCTGAACACGCTACTTCGAATTTCTTTTTTACAATTTCAAGTTCCATTTTATAAAATATTTAATGATTGACCTTTCCTAACCACAAGTCTCACAATTTGACTATTTGTTCCAATTATCTCATCGACACCCTCAGCATTATCGATAAAGATCGGAGCTGTAACACCGTAATATTTAGACAGGGTGTTGATAATATCAATACCTGCATTTACCTGATCAGCGGTATTCACATCGGAATAAGGAACACCAGCAACGGTTATATTACACCATGGCTCGGAAGTTCCGTTGTTAAAGTGCTTAAACAAGTTAAACTTAACAACAGAGAACATAGAATTAACCCTGGATTCCACTTCTGCCATCTCATTAGCTTCGTACTTCTCAGCCAAAAAAACCTTTCCCTTTAAATCAGCAAGAGCTACTTCAAGTTGAGATTCGCGCTCCTTAAGAATTCCCTCTTCTTTGATAGATTTTTCGATCATGCTTTTTATAGAGAGGTCTATGCTCAGGCTGTTTATTTTTGATCTTATCGCAGACTTGTCAGCCTTTTCAGCCTGGGTGTCCATAGTTTTATATTCACCTTTCAGAGCTGCGATTTTATTATTAATATCGATTATTTCAGCTATCGAATCGGCATTCACCTGTTCGGGAGTAGCCTTTACAAACGAGCTTATAATACCGTTAACCGACTCAAGAGCTGTACGATGCGATTCGATTTCGCTCGTCATTTCACTCAATTTAGACTCGTATACGGCAAGCTCCTGTTTGGCGACGTTGATTTTTCCAGCTATAGATACACCATTAGTTCTAATGTCTTCAAGTATGCTAGCCTTTTTACGATTGAATTCTTCTGACGATCTTACATAGGCCTCACCCTCTTTTTGGACCGCTGTTTTATCGGTACATTCATGGCCAAATAAAGGGCATACAAGGCATCCATCTTTTTGAATATGAACCTTGCTACTCGTTTCTGAATACTGCACACGAAGCTCACCAACCTCTGATTCGAGTTTTTTAATTAGCGCTTTGCGCTCATTTATCGAACTATTAATATTTGCGACCTGGGACCTGAGAGATGAATATTTACTTTCAATTGCTGATTGCTTGCTGTAATACTCGTTAAGCTTCTCATTTTCCTTATCGGCTATCTTCATAGTCTCAATACGCCTTGCGTTAAGAACTACTGATTTCTGTCTCTCGAGATTTCCGATTTTTTCAGTTATCCCTGAGTTAAACTTATTAATTTCAAGAGCTTTCGAATTCAAATTCATTTCCTGCTCTTCGATCATCTTAAGCTCACCTTCGAGTGCTTTAATCTCAAGTTCAATTGCATTCCAGTCACGGTCTTCAGGGCGGAGTTTAATTGTCTGCTCAAGCTTCACCGGTATTTTTTCAAGCTCTTTTTCGATCTCCTTAATTTTAAAGGATATTGTATTCTTGAAATCAGCCAGGGATTGGCCGTTCAGACTTTCGATAAAAGTATGTAATTTGAAGTCGTCTTTTATGATGTCTCCTTTAGAGATTTCTCCGGCCATCAAAATTAACTGCTCACGCTGTTTAGTCCAGTGGAGATTAGAAAAAAATCTCGGATCCGTAACAAGTTTGAATACAAACCCATCGATAATTTCAGAGACCCTTGCAGCATACTCACCGGCCTTTACGGGATTATCAACGCCAACAAAGTAGGCGGTAGTGTGACCTTCGAAAACCTTTTGTGCGGCACCAGCTTTTTTAACCCAGCTTTCAGTAAGAACCCTCTCCAGAATAAGCTGCGATCCATCAATAAAAAAAGTACCGCGAACACCGTGCGGTATCTGAGGAATTGGAGATCCATTAACCAGCGTTTTGATAGAAAAATCAGAAGATCCACGAGAGTCGACTCCGAACAACAGCCATTTAAAGGCGTCGAAAATAGTCGACTTGCCGGTCCGGTTTCCTCCGGATATTACAGTGTCAGGACCGAATTCAACCACAAGCTCTTTGAATTTTTTAAAGTTAGTGAGCTCCAACTTAGATAAAATAATTGTTTTCATTTTGATATATTTATGGTGATTCCAATTGCAAGACCAATAATTCCAATCGCAATAGCTACCAATTGCTGGTCGTACTTACCAGAAATAAGCTTGTGTGTGAACATCTGAAAGGCCTCAATAGCTCCATCAACCTTATTTGCAACATGTTCGCGGATAGTAATATCTATATCGCTACAATTACATATAGATTCATTACCATCATTAAATCTAATCATCGCGTGCTCCCAGGTGAGAATTTCGATGATCGTCCCATATATCAGTGTTCCACTGATTCTGATTTTATCACCTGCTTTTTTGTCGGTTAGTTTGTACATCGTGTTTTATTTTTGATTTCGATGACAAATGTAGGTATATATATGTTACAATCAAAATTAATTAACATCATTTAAGAAAATAACAAGAATTGCACAGCTTGCAGTTTTTTTTATCAACAAGAAATGGCAAGATATTAGTAAAAAAAAAAATAGCCAGGAAATATTCTCACGAACGTTCCTGGCCTCATCAAAAAAAACACGTTGAAAATCACCTCATGTAGCGTCTTGCATACGAGATGAATTTACGTTTGTATTTTTCCCTCTCCTCTGTATTTAATTTGTTATTTGCCGTTTCAGGTGTTTTATAAAATGTTACCTTAAGCAACTCATACATACCCCATGATTTGGGGATCATTCCGGCTTTCTTCTTTTTCTTGAGTGTGTCTGATGTCCAATACTCAAATTTATGATTGCCGTTGATAATTACGCTAATCTGCCGATTCATTGCTCTTTGCATCATATCAGCCATTCTACGTGCAAGTTCGAATTTAATCGCATACCGTTTAACTTCCAGAAATTCCTTTAACCAGGAGTAAAACTCCTTAAAATCATTGATGATACTTTTCAACATATTTCTTATTTTTCTGCAAAGAAATAGATATTAAAACTAAAACACATCCATTGCTGCAATATAATAGTTAAATAATGTAAAATAATTTTGCTATATAATGTAAAACATCGTACTTCGCATAAAATTTAAAAACAAAAAAAATATGCTAAGTTGTGAGGTTAAAATTCTACTCGATGTAGAAGGTAAAAAATACGAAACAAAAAAAGACCTGGCAAAAGAACTTACCAGGGCTTATCAATCCGGTGCTAAATCCCCAAAAGTTGGAGATGTGATCGACGGAAGAAAGATTGTAAGGAAAACAAGTGATGAACATTTTATTTATCTATTCATATGTTAAAACAAGATAGGATATTTTCCGTTTTAAAATCAGGAAGAACGGATTCATACGGAGAAATACAAATGAAGAAAGGTGAAGGTCTTACGGAACTTCACGAGAGACTTTGTGATCTTATGGATGAGAAAGGTGTTCGTAAATTTTCATCTAAAATAGTTTCAAATAACACAACATCAATAATATTAATTTATGAAGGCGTTTAAAATTTTATTTTCGGTGATACTGGTATTAGCATATTTAATCGCTAATATATTATTTTGGTTTGTAGGTTTTATTTCAAAACTGGTTAGATAATGGACTACAATAAGCTAAAGGAGGAAGCATTTCGGTATAATGACATGTTATCCGTAGAGATGTCAGATGATATTAACGAAGTGGTTATGCGCGGAAACGAGCTAATGGTTATAATCAACCGAACCGGTGGAATGTTAGCTGATGCCAAGATAATCCTGGACCAGGCGATGCATCAGGAGGCGATAAGCCTGATCAAGGAAATAGCCGGGAATTCATTCTCTGCAAAGGTCCAAAATGCCCTTGTTGATTCAATCGCTAAAAACGAGCGATGGCTGGTTAATTATGTAGAGCAGCTTAATAAAACTGCAAAGTATCAGATCGAATGGTGCCGATCTGTACTATCCAAGCAGAAAGAGGAGATGAAATATATTTCAAATTTTCAAAAATAATTAGCCAGGGTGTTGCATGTTTGAAAACTATGCACTACCTTTGCGCAGAATTCGATTGAGAATTTGACTCTGCGGCCACGGAGTAATAAGATATTAAAATCCCGGTTTCCCTTGACGAGCATGGCCGTGCTCCGATAGTGGGGCTGGGTTTTTTGTTTCGATATGGAAAGTAATGGATGGATTAAATTAAGTAGAGATATACGATCCCATTGGATCTACTCAGACCCGATAAAGCTAAGATGGTGGATCGATATGCTTCTTACGGTTAACTTTGAAGATAGTAAGGTTGCGTTCGGATATAAGATTTTGGAGTGTAAGCGAGGCCAAAGTTTAATGAGTTTATTGAGCTGGGCGAAGCGCTGGAATGTGAGTAAATCAGTGATAAATAACTTTTTTTCTATGCTTGAAAGAGACGGAATGATCACTATCGAAAACGAAACGGTTACGACACGGTTAACCATCTGCAATTATGAGACTTATCAGCAGTCAGAAAACGCAACAAAAACGCAACAAGACCGCAACAGTACCGCAACAGTACCGCAACAGTACCACGATACGGATACTATTAAAGAAGAAGAAGAATTAAAGAAGAATAAGAAGAATAAGAATAAGAAATATACCGGTGCCGAATTTGTCGCTTTGCTTGTTGAAATTGGAGTTGATGAGGGTGTCGCAAGCGACTGGGTCATTGTTAGAAAAGACAAGGGAGCCTCCAATACACATACCGCATTATCATCGATTAAAAATCAAATCGCACTTTCAGGATTACCGGCAAATGATTGTATCAGGGAGTCTGTTGAGAGGAGCTGGGCTGGATTCAAAGCTGAATGGATTAAAAACAAAATCAACTCTTCGAATCAACAACCAGCACCAGCAATCAATAAACTTCTTGAAACCTGGGATGGAAAAAAGAGAATGTATGGGTCCCAGGAGATACCTTTCAGCGCACCTCCTTGCCCATCCAACAGTTACCGCTGGAGTATAAAACACCAAAAATGGACAACATCTCAATTCGATTAAAATGAAAATCTACTGCATACAAAACAAAGAGACCTACAACGTCGAAATAAACCGCTCTGGTGGAAATTACCTTGGAGCATGTCCGGTTTGTTCTTCGTACCGAAAAAACCCGGGATCAAAATCGTTTTCATTCAATGTTTCTGAAGGTGTTGGTAAGTGTCACAATTGCGAATCATCCTTCGTGATCTATAAAGAGCTCGATCCTGCTGAATTTAAAGACTCCTACTCAATGCCGAAAAAAGTGTATAGTCGTCCAAGGCCAGCTATTATTTCAGACTTAAACCAGGCAACCATAGAATGGTTTAATTCCCGTGGAATCAACACCCATACACTGTTTAAGATGAGGGTTACAGATTCGGCCGAGATGATGCCAAAATCAGGACATACCATAGCCGTAAATTTTAATTACTACCGCGATGGTGAGCTGATAAATGTGAAGTATCGATCAATTGCTCAGAAGGACTTCAAAATGTTTGGTGGTGGCGAATTGATAATCTACAACCTGGATGGAGTTAAGGATTCAGATAAGATGATCTGGTGCGAGGGAGAGATGGATCAATTAAGCTACTACCAGGCAGGACTTGATTTCGCGGTATCAGTTCCAAACGGAGCCACGAAATCCGGCCAGAGGCTCGAGTATATTGATAACTGCTATGATGCTATTTCGCATGTTAAGACTCACTACATCTCTACCGACGACGACGAACCGGGAAGAGCCTTAAAGGACGAGCTTGTGAGGAGGTTTGGAGCTGAGAACTGTAAGCTTATCGATCTTCTGGGTGAAAAAGATGCAAATGACTTCATGATGAAGTACGGGGCTTTTGAGCTCGGGAAGAGATTTAATGAGGCAAAGGATATTCCACTGTCTGGAATTTACAATATCGATGAAAATATAGACACGATAATAGACATTTGGAAAAGAGGTTTACCTCCAGGTCTCGATACATATCACGAAAACATAAATAACCACGTAACATGGGTTACCGGAGCGTTGGCTATATGGACCGGTATTCCTTCGCATGGGAAGTCTGAGATGCTCGATGAGGTGAATGTACATCTGAACATAAAACATGGCTGGAAAGTGGCTTATTTCTCTCCTGAAAATTTCCCGGAGCCATATCACGTTTCGAAATTAGTCCCAAAGTTGTCAGGAAAGAAGTTTTCACCTGATCACATGAGCTACGACAGTCTTATGGCCCACATGGAATACTTAAAAAACAACTTCTTTTTCATCCGGCCTGATGACGATAATTTAAGCATACAGAGCATCCTGGATCACGCTAAGGCCTTAATTAAGCGATATGGTATAAAAGTCCTGGTAATAGACCCATGGAATAAGCTGGATCATATGGCGGAGCGTGGTGAGTCTGAGACGCAGTATGTAAGTAAAGCTTTGGATAAGCTTATTATCTTTGCTCAGAGAAATGGCATATTGATTCACCTGGTAGCTCACCCCACAAAGATGAAAAAGGAAAAAGGTGTTTTTGAGAAACCGACACTATACGATGTGAATGGATCGGCCCATTTTTACAACAAAGCATTTTATGGTTTTAATGTGTATCGAAATACGGACCACACAGAGCTTGATATTTTAAAAGTAAAATTTAGGCATCTTGGATCCCCTGGGACGGTAAAATTCAAATTCAATCTTGAAAACGGTAGATACGTTTCGATCGAGGATCCAATGGACCCGGTTAGATGGGACAATTCAAGCCTTCTTTCAAGACTCAACAGAGAACCTGATTCGTATGATCAAACCATATTTCCTGTCTATGATGAAGCCGATCTTGAATGATATTGTAAATAGAAGTATATAAATATAAAATAATGTTAACACATATTGCCAATACAAAAAAGAGCTGTAGCTTTGGCAAAAATAAGAACACGATATGAAAGAATACAAGGAAGTTAGAGATATTCTCGACGATTTAATTAACCGGGAGATTGGAAAGAAAGAGGCTGAAACAGCAATAATGAATTTTAAAGATCCAATGACGCTTACAATGACTGCGAATTCAGTCCGTAGTATTGGTGATTTTACATCTCTTCGCAACCAGGTGCTTGTGGTGTTTGAAACTGATCTTAAGTATGAAGATGCTGAAAGAATATTTAAACCCGGATTAAATGTAAATTTAACAAAGTCAAAACATTAATTTTAAAATTATGACACCAAATGTATGTGTTAGAGGCAACGAAGAGCATGCTGCCACAATTATTAAGTTTTTCGAGAGAGTCGGTTGCAAGCGTAATAACTGCGCTTGCGAAAATAGTGACTACTTCTACTTCGTCAATAATATTGGATACGTAAATTGTTCAGAGTCCCAACCCCAAGGCAAGAGATTGGTGACTTTGGAAGAAGCCATTGAGGTTATCAACGGCACAGTGGTGTATGACGAAATACCCAAATTCCCACGTATTATGTGGTGCTGGGATGATAAACCTGAGAAAGCAGTAAGAGATACAGTACATGGACACATATCAACACTTAATTTTGGATGGATAACGAGTAACTTAAAATGGAGAAACGCATCCGACACCGACCCACGACCACGGCCTGAGTTAACAATCGAAGAAGCTGAAACAAAATTTAACATCAAAATCAAACGATGATGGATATTATCTACAAGGGGTACTTAATCGCAAAGGAAGAACACCCAAAACTACAAGGAAAATATTCTATATATTACGACCTTGATGTATTTATAACAAGGGCTTCTACCGTAAAAGAAGCAAAAAAAATAATCAATAATAGAATCAAACAACCATGGCAGTATTAATTATCTACTACTTAGGCTTTATCGTAGCTGCTGCAATTGCAATCAGCAAAAAGCCAACTCACATCAGCCCTTGGTTTGTAGCAATACTTAGCTGGGTGTTTGTGATAATGGCTATCGTGGCATGGTGGAATAGTGATACGTGCAAGCGCAGGCGGATTTATAAAAAGATGCTTGTAATTGCAGAATGCGACTTATACGAAAGCATTAATTGTCCAGGTAGAGTGGATTTATTTGGATTTTGCGACCTTTTGCGTATGGCCACTGATGATAAGGATGCTAACATAAGGAATTTTCCGGAATTAATGGCGCATAAGCCAGAATTTATTTATACGTATGGATGGTGGTTCGATACTGACCCAAACGGTACTGATGCTACGAAAAGAATCGACATCTTAAAAGAAATAATAAGTAAATTATGACAAAAATTGAATTTTTAGCGGCAAGTTTGCCGTATGGATTGAAGATTATGAGCATTGACAATGAGGTTTTTACCATTCATCCATACAAAGACTCTATTGATATGCTTAGTGATAATGAACATATTTCGATAGGGAATTTAATACAAGAAAACGAATTGGCTGGCAAACGGAATGAAGCCGATCCGCACATACCCATCATTCGCCACCTCGACACACTCACTCAAGAATGTGTTCAGGCTGATTACAACGATGGTAAGCCGTTTATTCCGATAG